TTCCTTCGGTTCCTCTTTTTTCTCTTCTGGCATCTCCGCCTCCTCGGCGTCCTACGCTTTGTCAGCTCGCCAGCTCATTGGAAGCGCCACGCTCCCTGAGAAGCTGCTTATAATGTTTCCACGAACGCACTTCGACGGGCTTGTGGGACAAGTGTGGGTGTACAAAGGGAAAAAGCCTGTCTGTTGGGCACTGAACGGTACCGAGAGATATAATTGGTCGCATTAGCCGCAGACAGGCGCAGCAGGCAACGGGCACACCGATATCAACGCGCAGCTCCCGCCTGTGGCCTCGCCTGCACTCCAGGTCTCTGAGCACCGCCACGTTGTTGTCCTCCTCCTGCTCCTGCCTGCAGTACTGCCATTAACATCTGCTGTTGCTGTTGCTTCTGAAATTCTTCCTCGCTGAGCAATAGCTCCGACGGATCGGGGATAATCTCTTTGAACGTCTCCAACACACGTTCACGCAACCTGCGCTGCTTGATCCACGGATCGTTGTTAAACATCTGCAGTGCCTGAATGGCAAGTTGTTGCTCCTGTTGCTTACTCACCGGCAAAGTGGAATCAGGTACCACGGTGACGTCATAGTCACCCTTGATCTGCTCCCCTGTATACTTAATCCACCCGCCCAGGGCAGTCACCTCAATGGTGCGTTGCTGTGTCCAGTTCTGGAAAATGAGCGGGTGCATCTTATCTTGGAAGACCTCTTTGATGAGGTCTGCTACGAGGTCACGACGCTCATCAGAACGCAAGAGACTTGCCTCACGCACAATATTCGCTTCCGTCGCGGTACGACGTGGCACATCAAACTCACCTGACTGGTTGCGGCTGAAGCCGATGACTTCGCGAATGTCCTTGTCAATGATGTCGTCGATGCGGTACAAGTCAGGAGGCACAGTGATGGAGAACTGTGTAAACGCCCCCTGAGCTGGCCCGTTGGTACGCACCAAAGGACCAGGTTTACCTTTCTCTAGTTTGGTAAGCTCCGCTTCGTCAATAATGTTGGTATCAATTAGACCCTTCACGTTCGCAAGACGCTTGGTCTCCATCTCATGCGTGCGGTTCTCATTAAGCTCAATAACCTGCTTGTGAATTTGTTCCACGTCAGAGACACCCCAGAAGTCCTCACCATCGGGATTAAACCGTAGGATACTACCCGGGACGCCGTGGATCTCCATCTGGTGGTCTTCGTTGCGAAGCCACTTGTCATGATCAATAGACAACACATGTACCATACCGTCACGTTTGTCCCAAATCTCGAACATCTCAACAAAATCGCCCGACGCTTCTTTACCAAATAGGTTAGGTGACACTACCCCAGCAGTACCCGTGTCCGGCTTGACGTTCGGCGCGAGACGCGACGTGTTATGGTATATCGGGTCGTGTTTCACATCCTCTAGAGGCCGTATGATACGGAACGCCATCCAGGGCACTTCGTGCTCGTCATAGTACCCCCACGGCACAAGTGCGTCCTGAGGCCGTATCCGTAGGAACCAAGGCGAATCAGGTCGTATGTAATCGTGGTAGGACCACCTACGACGTTGAAGCTCGTCTTCCAGTTCCTGTGGGGCTGCTCCGAGCATCTCTGCCACAGCCTCTGTCGTCTCAGGTGAAGGTGTAGGCAACTCCGTTGCGATCGAATGGTACCCCACCTTGCCCACACCTACATTGACCTGGTACGCGTCGAGGATCATCTGCTTCACTTGCATCTTGAACCCGATGTGGTCAATCAGCCACGAGTCAACGGCCTCCAGCACTTTGGCCATCTGCGAAAACATCGGCTTACGTGCCCGGCACACAATCGTGGGAGACTTGAAGTACAACTGAGGCACGATGGCTCGCCCTACCCCGAACACCTTATTGACACTCACAACCCCAGACGGATAGACGTTGCGGTACCAGTTCCGGTACCGGCGCCACTTCTCCATCCTACCCTGGTGTTCGAGGTAGAGCTTCGCCCTACGAATTTCGCCCTTCCAGTCGTTAAGGTCCATACTCACCCAGTACGGCTAGACGGCGAAGTTCGCGCTCCGCAGCCTCTAGCGATGCCACCGCTAGGGCCAACGTCACGAGCTCGTCCGATGCCCGCTCTTGTCCGGGTGAGCCGCACCGCTCGGCAGCGTCTTCCCGGTCTGCACGTTCACGCCGTCTGATGACTCGTGCTCCTTCGGTGACTCGATTGGGTCGTAAGCGAACTTCCCGCTTCCCTTCGGTGCGTACGTGTCGGCTCCACCTTCACCAGCCATTATGATTCCCTCCTCATCCTTCGGCGCATCGCGCCAGTTGACGTGCGTAGCATCTTAGGTCCCCGGGTCGGACCTTCCGGGTTTGCTACTTGGGAGCCGCCTGACATCAGGCTGCGCTCCAACATCCCCGTCTTGCGGGAGCCTCTCCCCTTCGGCCTTCTTGGCATTCTGCACCTCCTGCAGTTTGAGCTGCAACAGCTCGACCTGTTCCTGCAACGCGGCGTTACTCACCACTAGTTGCCCAATGAACTGTTGTACACGTTCCGTGGCGGTCATCACGGTTCCGTCGCTAGAATCTGAACCGCACCCGTAGCAAATCTTACGGCAAGCTGTCCTTTACCCACGCCATTATCCTTCTGGAATATAAGCATGGAGGTACTTCCAGGTGCTGCGGGGTCCGCCGTGACTTTATGGAGAAAACTTAACATAATAGCGGAATTTATCTCCGTCAATTCTAGCCTTTGAACTCCAGCAAAACGGAAGCCAAAAGTCCCTCCAGAGGTCCCCAACATAAAAGTCAGGTTGTTAGAGCCGGTGAACGTGCGAATCCCAAGGTTGTTCGTGTCATTACCAGCGTCGTTCACGAAGCGGAGCTGCGCGTTGTGTGGGAGCACCAAGTCACCAGCAGAAGCATTAGTCACGATCGTCGTACCTACAGCAACAACTCCAACTGCGGTGATACGCATCTTCTCAGTAAGTAAAGTGTAAAACACAATGGGTGTTACGTCTAACGTACCGATTTCTAGACCACTAGAGGCGCTTATGTCCTCAAGGCGGGTACCCGTGGAAGGCAGTACACGTGACGCAGCCCCAAATATGCCGTTACCACGAGTAAGTGTTGTGCCGTCAAACGTTAAATTCGCTGAGGATTGAAAAGCACTTGCGCCGTTCCCGAATGGTACTCGATTGACGGTAAGGGACGATATTCCTGTACCACCATCTGCCACGGGAATGGGGGTCACTTGAACGGTGAGTGGGCTCGTACCTGCACCTTTCAAGTAAGCACCTGACGCAAGCGTTGCAACACCAGTACCCCCGGAACCTACGACGAGTGGGGTTGCCAACGTGATTCCCGCAAGCACAGGTGACCACCTGACCCACCCCGACCCGGTGCCCTTCCACACGTCTTGAGTATCTGTGGAGAACCACAACTCGTCAGCAAAACCTACAGTGGGGCGAAACGCATCGACTGCAGCAAGCAGGTTAGGACCAGGCCGCATACGTACCTGAGGTGCGTCCTTCTGCTCAGTTGTTGCAATCGTCATTCGGGTTTAGTCTCCACCAACCACTCAGCGACCTCATCCAGTGTCTGTGGTAGGACGAGACGTCCTAGGAAGGGCGGGCGATTCGCTTCTGGGTGCTGGAAGACCCAAGGCCCTTCCGGTTCGCGCCGAAGCTTGAGCTCTTTAGTGATGATTTCCCACGAGAACGGGTTCCAACGCAGTTCCTGCTCGTCCTTGGACGGGTACACCAACATCTGCATGGCATACGCCAACGCGTCCAACATATCGTCGTGTGCCACTGCGGGCCAGCCTCGGAGCTCCGCGAGGAGATCCTCGTGTCTACGGTTCAGCCAGAGACTACCATTTGCAAAGAATTCGTGCAACGCCTGAATGCGCGCCTCTTTGGAGACCTTTGACGACGGCCGCAACTCGACCATGGGTAGGATAACGTCTTCACGTCGCATCGCCTCACGGAAGGGCCACAGCAATGCCTTCTGAAAGACCGCTGTCTCCAGACCTATACGGGACGGTTTCCACAGTTTGTGTACTTCCAGAACTTGATCGATGAGTTCATCGATTCCCCATCGACCACGACGTGCGTCCACAACGTATCGATTCCGATCGACGTCAGCTGCCACGGTAACGATCGCACTAAAGTCTCCATGCTTCTTCTGCGATATCGCTGGGTCAATCGCAGACACACACTTTGTAGCCTTCGGCTCTCCACGGTCGTTCACGAGAGGCCATTGTGTGTAGAACCTGAACCACGTTGGGTCAAATGACCGCGCGTCCTCGTGTACCGGGTCGTTCATGTACTGGCAGGAGAAGATGCGTGGACCTTGCTGCTCTAGTATACGGTCGACCACGTCCATGTTGAAACGTTCTGCCCATATCGGTGTGCCTCCCTGCGTGACACTCTTGTAGTAGGCGGGGAGGAACCACGTCTCGTTCTGGAAGAGGTACGCGATGAAGTCGTCGTACAACCACCTCGTACCGACGATGACTTGCTCACCAACTGCGGGATTAACGAAAAGCGAGGTCGAATACTTATGCCACTCGATGGTTTTTTGCACCAGTTCATTCGTGACGAACCCATCCTCTGGAGCGATCAGGTCGTCCTCGATGATTAGGTCGTAGTGCCGGGACACAACTGTCCCGCCGACTCCTATTGACTCGACGCTTGACTCGGGATACGTCCCCTTACGACGTATCTCAATTTCCGTCTCAGTCCACTTAACCTTGGAGGTATCAGGCACCACCTCGGGGAACAGCCATCTAAGCCTCTCGTTAACGCTGAACACTGAAGAGATTGCTCGAAGCATGTGGGACGCATTCGTAGCCGTCGCATTAGCAACAAGAATGCGGAGCTCAGGGTTAGCACAGAGTCTCCATATGGCGTAACCAATGGTACAGATGGACGTCTTTAGATGTCCACGAGGTAGGACCACTAGCTTGTGCTGCTTGGCCTGCTGCAGGTACTTGCACACACCTCCGTGCAAGACGGGTACCATGTCCTTATACCCAAGGACCATCTTGCAGAACACGTACAAACTACTGAGGGCTTGTTCTCTCAGGTAGCTGCGTAACGCAGTCAATGACGGTTCCGTCGACCGTCTCCTTCTCGCGTAGAACGCCGCGGATCAGTTCCGCAAACTCGGGTGACAACACGTGTTCATGCACTTCGTGAACCACGTCGATGGCCTTAAAGCCCGCTCTGTCCAGCAGGTCGCGGGACGCGTCTAGCGACACCTTCTCGAGGCGCGCGTTGTCTCGAAGGTACACTATACGGTTCAGAGCGGGCTCAGCCTCCTGGGCGAGACGTCCTTGAATGATAGACGTAACCTGCTCAGCCATGGCGTTGCGCATCTTGTCGAACGCGTCCTGAAACGTTGGTTCACGACGCCAGAGATACAACGTCTGTTGGGTGATACCCAGCTTTCTGGCAGTAGCCAGTATAGGCTCGCCCTCAAGCAACGCTCGCATTGCTGCGTAGTGTTTGGCTGTGAGCACCATGGCCAGAGGCCTTTCGCTCTACGTCCATGGTACTACAAAGAACTTCGGTTTTCAAACGTTCTTGGGGTTGAAACCTGGGTAGATTTAGTCGGACGAAGTGGTGGGTGGAGCGTACCCGCATAAGGGGGCCCCCCAGGAGGGAGGTGACCACGATGGACGACAGCGACGCAACGTTCGACGCAGCAGCAGCACTAGAGAGAAGTTTTCCGGTTGACTAGAGCAGTGTGCTGAAGTAGAATGAAGTCAGAAAGGAGGTGATACTCATGTCTGACTTCACCCAGGCCGAACTGGAGAAGGCCGTGACGGCCTACCTGAAGCGCTTGGAGTACAACAAGCGCTGGCAGGAGAAGAACGCCGACAAAGTCGCGGCGTACCGTCACAAGTACAACGTTGCCAAGTGGCAGAAGGAGAAGGCAGCGTTGAAGCAGGCTCGCGAAGCGGGACTGCTGTAACATAACACCAACACGCAGCCTGCACGTCACTGCGTTAACAACGACGTGCACTACATAGACGAGCTACACAATATCCCGCGTCGCGTTGACGTGGTAGGAGTAAGCACCCGTCTGCGTCCCGCGGAGCGTGTACGTCTTGTATGAATCGTTGCTTGCCACACACTTGCATGTGTGGCCATTATTATAGATATGGTAAAAGAAGAAGACGAAGATTCCATATGTATAATAATGGACACACGTGCAGCGGAGTGACACTGCTACGTTTCTTTTGGTTTCTCAGTAATCTTCCTAACAAAATCTTCGTTGCTCCTCCTTACGAGCTCGTCATGCCGTTGAATCATCCCAAGCCACTCATCCGCGTTGCGGGCTAGGAACGCCCACCTCGCTTCACGTTTCATCTGCCTGCGCGCCTCTTTCCTAGCAGGTGACTTGTCGTACCACCTTCTTCGCTGCTTCGCGTTCTGGTACGACGCAGCTGCAGCTTCGTGTGACATCGCCTTTAACATCTCGCTCCAACACTTGTCGCACCACTTGTCAACAACTGCTCTCGGATCACCTTCGCGACAACCTGGGCACATGTGTACCTCCTTGACGTCCATTGTACCTCACCATTGTCTTGTTTTCAATCTTTCATTCGTGTCTCACCCGTAGTCACCAACAGTCACCGCAGGCAGGTTTGGTTTCAGAAGATATTCATAGAAATCTATTTGCAGAAAGAAAGGAAAGGAGGATCCAAGCCAAAAGAACATTTGAAAACCACCTTAGTCTTATGTTATCATGTAAGGGTAGAGAGGAGAGACTATGAACCTCGACGAGACGCTCGCACTCGTGAAGAACCTGGAAACCCGACTTAGGGAACTCCCCCGCCCAACAGACTTGAGCTCCTACACCATCAACTACCTCTGCGCTCAAGCATTCACCGCGGGTGTAGCCATCGGTGCTGAGATTGTGGCAGTCAACTCGACTTTCGAGGAAGCGCTCCAACGCATCGACGCAGTGCTGCACAAGATGGGAGTAAAGATATGAACACGTACGTGCACTCCCTCAAAATCATGAACACACCTGGCACCGAGCCATGGTACCAATGCAAGGTGTGCATGAAGTGGTTCCACAGCGTCATGTCCTCTCACTACGAGCCGTGCACCAAGGAGGTGAGGCGCAGTGCCTGAACTAGAGCAGATGAAGTGCACCATATGTGAGGAGATCAAAACCGTCGAGGAAATCTCTGCCAACGACGGTATGTGCAAATCGTGTGCCGACATCCTAGCGGACCGCAACATAGACGCTGGAGACGAGTCCGACCCAGAAGTGCGCGACGCTGTGAAGCGGTACTTGAAGCGGCGAGAGTACATGGCGAAGTACAACGCACGTCCTGACGTACGAGAGGCTCGCAAAGCATACATGGACTCGAGGCGCGAGAAGGACGCTAAACTGCTCAAGCGAGCGAAGGAGCTGGGACTTATATGAAACGGAAAAACCGCAAGTCCAAAGGTAGGGTCAACAACATGCACGACCTCAACGCCAAGATGCGTCTGCTCAGCAAGCTACGCACCAAGGTGATCAACCTCCACGTCGAAGCGGACAACATGGAGCGAGTTCTCAAAGTGGTGGAGCATGAACTTTAATCCCAAAAGAAAGGTTGACAACCACCTTTCCTCAGGTTATCCTCGTACCATGAGCAAAGTTGAACTCCTCGCCAAGGCGCTCCACGGCACTGTCGTGGAAGACTTCGGCTATCGAGGCATAATCTATGTCGAAGCGAAGAAGGAGTTTGTCCGTTTCCATTCTGCCCACGGGGTACACGTTGTCGCTCGTAACCCCAAGACATGGCGTGTGGTCCGTCCAATGTTCTCGCCAGACGAAGTCAGGCCGTTCCTCGAAGAGGCTGGCGTTCTACCCAAGGTTGGTACCATTGAGACCAAACCACTAGACCGTCTGGCCAAAGCCACGCAGGGTGAAGTGGTGCAGGTGTTCCACACCGGAGGTGGTGTCGTCAAACTGCCATCAGGCACTTGCCTAAGGTACAGCAACATCTCAGGTCTAGACATCGTAGACTACATCGTCTCAAAGTGGAGGGTCATTATCCACGTGATGAGTCGCAACGACGCTCTGAAGCTCCTATTGGAGGACCCTTCAAAGCTCGTTGACAGGCTTGCGGAATTCGGGACGCTCCGCGAACCTATCGTGCAAACGCGTTCCGCTGGAGGTTAGTCATGGCAGTCACCGAGACGGAGTACGAACCCACACAGGAGGAAGTGCAGAAGGCCCTCGAGCGGCTTCGCAAGCAGAAGGCGTACCGCAGGGAGTACCAGGGGAAACGGGCTGAGAAGCTCGCCAGCGACCCGGCACTCGCCGAGAAGCAGCGTGAGGCGCGCCAGAAGTACTTCGAGGAGCACAAGGACGAAATCTACGCGAAGCGGAAGAACTACTACGAGAACAACAAGGAGAAAGTGAAGCTGTACCACGCCAACTACCAGGCGAAGCAGAAGGCCATCATGGACCGCTTGAAGGTACAGGCCAAAGAGGCGGGGATGAAGCTCGAGGAGTACCTCGAGAGCATCGCGTGAACGTCAGAGGCGAAACACGGTATGTGTTTAACCCAAAGGAGAGCACAATGGCCGACTGCACGAAGTGTGGCAAGACGTTCAAGGAAGGCGACACGATCATCGAGCTTCAAAAGGGCACATGGAGCCTCACTGTTGAGGCTCCAGAGGAGGCTGAGGGCGAGTTCATCTTCGAAGAAGTCGTCTCACAACTCCACGAGGACTGCGTCCCAGCCGACGTGGCGCAGGAGGCCTAATGGCAATACCCACGGGCAGCGCCCACTACAAGAGAGGCGAGGTAGAACCCCTGGAGCTGATTGAAGCTCAGGACCTAAACTTTCACCTCGGCTGTGTGGTGAAGTATGCAGTAAGAGCTCACTACTACACCGGCACTCTGCAACCCAGTGACGCTTTGGAAGCAGTAGACAAAGCTATGTGGTACCTACAGAGGTACAAGGAGGTAGTGCTCGGATGGAAAGAAAAGGAACAGTCGCACTCGTAAGTGGGGGTCTCGACTCATGCGTCGCACTAGCATGGGCAGTGGCCTCTCTGGCTGACGTGCGCCTGGCGGTGCAGTTCGACTACGGCCAGACCCACCACAAGGAGTTAGAGCACGCACGTAAGGTGTGCGAACACTACGGCATACCACGCACTATGATCCACGTCAACATGGGACACATCAAGCCCACAGAGGTGGGTCACCTGCTGCGCAGCGAGCTAGACACGCAGCTCGCACACGGCACCGTCGTGGACCAACATGGTGAACACGTCTCCGCGACGTTCGTTCCGGGACGGAACATCATCTTCCTCGCGTACGCAGGCAGCCTGTGTGACTCAGAAGGTTACCGGGGTATCGTCGCGGGCATGAACGCCGTGGACTACAGCGGGTACCCAGACTGCAGACCACAGTTCCTACATGCTATGGAACGAGCCCTTGGACACGGTCTCCGTTGGGGTGTGCAGATCCACACACCTCTGGTGATGCTTAAGAAGTCTGAGATCATCAAGCTCGGCATGGACCTCAAGGCACCGTTGCACTTGACGTGGTCGTGCTACACGGGCAACACGAGGCCGTGTGGTGCATGTCCAAGCTGCCTAGTGCGTGCCAAAGGCTTCAAGGAGGCGGGTGTTGTTGACCCGGCGTTGATATGATCCTTGATCACTCCGCCAGGCAAGTGTGGGACACGTGCAAACGTAAGTACTACTGGACGTACGTCCGTCACCTTGACGCAGGACGTACCGACCCTATGGAGGAGGGTCGTGCCATTCACGAGGGTCTGTACACACTGTACAAGACGGGGTCCTTGGACCAGGCACTCGCTAGTGTGGTCGTAGAACGACCTGAAGGTATGCTACCACAGGAGGAGCAGCACTACGTCGAGATGGAACTCGCGATGCGTGAACTACTACGAGGGTACGTCCGGGAGTTCATCCCAAAAGAGGAGTTCGAGGTACTTGCCGTGGAAGTACCTCTAGCGATGCAGTTAGCAGAGGACTACCACTACGTCGGTATCGCAGACGCACTCATCAAGGTGCAACCCATTGGAGTACTCGTCCACGAGTACAAGCGAAGCAAACAGATCGCTGCAGACTGGGTTGCACGCTTCCAGATCGACGCTCAATCCACCGGATACGTACAACTCGCACGGGCGAACAACATCGACGCGAGGGGCGCGGTTATAAGTATATTACGCGCAACGAAGTACCCTGAGTACGTGCGCGACACCGTGCTCACTCCAGAGTGGCTCCTAGCTGAGTGGGAAGCGGAGATCCGTAACCTCGTCGCGGAGATCAGCTACAGGTTGAAGGAAGCGTCCAACGGTGACTATCAGCAGTGGTTCCCCAAGAACACCAACGCGTGCTTCCAGTACAACACAGCATGCCCGTTCCGTAAGCTATGCACAGAGTCACCACAGGTACGTGAACAGGCCATCAAGGAAGGTTTCTTCAAACAACGTAAGGACCGCGAGGGAGACATTCTAAGGAGGGCACTTAATGCCAACGTACGGTGAAGCCAAGAATCCGTCAGCGGCGATGCAATTGATTCCCCCAGACGGGCTTGCAAAGCAGCTTGAATGGAACATCCAAAACCTTGAAGAGGCCCTTGCACGCTTCAAGAAGGCAAAGGAGTACCTCCAACAGCACCCTGAGCTGGAGGAAGTACTCACCACGCTAAAGCGTCTATGAAGCACACGACAAGCGGTGAAGCAAAGCACCGGTCAGGGACAACATGGCTCATATACGGTGTTGCGGGCACGGGTAAGACGCCTCTAGCGTCTCTGTTTCCACACCCGTGGTTCTGGGACTTCGAAGCTGGAACGGCTAGCATGATCAAGGACGACATTCTAGTGTCGTCACCCGAGAGCTACGCCGAAGTGGTGGGACTCGTGCAAGCTGCAGTGTCGTCACCACCTGGTAAGGTCACACTTGCTGGAAAGCAGTACAGCTACTGCTCCATCATTGTGGACACTACAGGTGAACTCGCACGTGTGTTCGAAGGTACCAAGATGGGTACCGAGAAGCCTCGAGCCAACTTCGGTGAATGGTATCTCATCGTAGAGCGGTTCCGCAACGTCACACGCGAGCTGCGTAACCTTCGGGACAAGGGCATCAACGTAGTATTCCTTGCACACGAGCAGTACCTGAAGCAGGCTGAGATTGAGGTCATCGCTGGCTTACCGGACCTTCCAGGTAAGGAACTACCTACAGACCTACCGAAGTTGTGCGACATCGTAGGGCACCTGCGGTACCAACAAACCGCCACAGGAACCGTGAGACAGCTAGTGTGCGAACCGTCAGGAGTATTCATTGGCCGCGATCGTCGCGGCATCCTCAAGACACACGTCATTGACCTACACGACAAAGCCGGAACGGAGAAGTTCATCGTCGAGCAGGGCGGAGCCAATCATATCTGCCAAGGAGGGTAACATGGCGGACATCAAAGGAGACCAGGTTCAAGTCAACTTCGAAACCGAAGCGACTTTGTCTGACTGGCCACCAGCCGGTCCACACGCAGCTCGTGTGATGAAGTGTGAGCCGCAAAACGCCAAAGGTGACGGCAGTCCCATGTTGTACTGGGAGTTCGACGTCGTGGCCGATGACGGCAACAAGTACCGCAGAGTGTGGACCAACACCTCGCTGAAGCCGAACGCCCTCTGGCGCTTGCGCGATCTCGTCAACGCATGTGGGATATTCCCAGGCCCGGACGGTTTCAAGCGCAGCGAGATGTTGGGCAAGATGCTACGTATCTGGGTCAAGCACGAGAAGTTCTGCAAGAAGCACAACGCGCAGGACACCTGTGAGGACGCAGCGGTGATGGCTCGTGTCGACGATTACGCGCCACTCGCGTAATTGTGCTGATTGCATGCACTGCAAGGTGAAGCGAGGCGTGCTCGCTTACTGCGCAAAGGGCTTGTGGCAGAAACAAGACGGCAAGCCTAAGTTCATTAGCGCAGCGTTCGTAGCAAAGTCACGCCTCGCACGAGCAGCTGAACGGTGTCCAGAATACGAAAGTGATGACGATGGCGACTAGAGTCTGCAAGACGTTCAGGTTTGAAGCAGCGCACCGCTTGGAAGGCTGGCCCCCTGAACACAAGTGTCACAACATGCATGGACACTCGTACCGGGTAGAGGTTGAAATCGAGGGTAAGGTCAACCCAGAGACCGGGGTAGTCATCGACTTCGGTGTCATTGCTGAGTACTGGAAGAGGGCACTACTTCCAACACTTGACCACAAGTACCTTAACGAAGTGCTTGGTGTCAAGAACTCCACTGCAGAGTACCTCGCAATGTGGATAAGCCGCAAGTTCTCGCAAGACATGGGATACGACGGCAAACTAATGTACGTGAAGCGCGTACGTGTCTACGAAACGGAGGATAGCTACGCTGAGTGGAGCTGAGCTCGACCCCAGGTACGTAGCAGGACTCTTCGACGGAGAAGGATGGATCAGTGTAGCCGTCAACCAGAGTGGCTACACTAACGTCCACATAGGGATAGCTATGAAACACTCAGTAGTGGCAGACGTACACGATAAGTACGGAGGAAGTCTACGCATCAGAAAGGACGGGCTCTACCAAGTTGATCTTCAAGGAAAAAGGGATGCCTTAAGGTTCCTACAAGACATTAAAGGCCACCTGAGGGTAAAAAGACGAGTGGCAGAGCTTGCGGAACAACACCTACTAGGAAGTCTCGAGGAACGTGAACCAGTTGCAGCTAAGATCCTAGCCTTAAACGCGAGGGGAAAAAAGTATGCCGAATGGAGTTGACGGCGACGTCAAGAAGATCACAATCACTATCACAGCGGAGCTGCACCCTCAGGGCATAAAGATGCACATCGACGTGCAACCCACCACTACGTACCCCGACTTCGTGGAAGACATGTGCCTTCGAGCAGGCAGATGGTACGGACGCAAGATCCAAGCTTCGGAGGTACTAACTACCACGATTGCACACCAAGCTGCGCAGCGGGAGCTCAACAAGTTCCCAGGTATCATTAGGCCTTGAACCTCCTCGTCTCCGAAACGTTCTACAGTATCCAGGGTGAAGGTCCTCTCATGGGCACCCCATGCCTGTTCATACGCACGGCGTACTGCAACCTGCACTGCACGTGGTGCGATGCATGGTACACGTGGGATCACAAACGCGCGGACGTGAAGAAGGAGTCCTTCAGTATCCCGGTGGAGGACCTCATCAAGGACGTGAGGCGTCATAGAGTCATTATAATAACCGGAGGTGAGCCGTTACTACAACGCGACGCCTTAGAAGAGCTTATAGGCTGGGCAGGTGCCTACGGTAGACTATGGCAGTTTGAGACGAACGGCACAAGGCCACCGCTACGCACAAACGTTGACATACGCTACGTCGTGTCACCTAAGCTAAGTAACAACGAGGCAGACCCGTTTGGGCGTCGCATCAAGTACGACGTGCTACGTCAGTTCTTGGGACGTACACACTACTTCAAGTTCGTCATCGACCATCCAGAGGACGTGGACGAAGCTGTCCACATAGTGAACTTCCTTGGCCTAGACAACAGGATAGTATGGCTCATGCCACAGGCCGTCGACAGTGACATGCTGTCGCTGAAAGGAGAATGGATAGCAGAGGAGTGTAAGCGTCGAGGATGGATGTACAGTGACCGACTGCATATTCGGTTATACGGTGACCAAAGAGGGACGTAGTGAAAGATCATCTCATCGTTCAAGGCGTTAAGCTCATCCTTCAAGGATTGGAAGTCAACACGAACGACCGCAACTACATCAAAACCCCACACCGCGTCCTCGACGCGTACAAGGAGATGTTTACCCGTCGCACGGAGTTTCCACCAGTATTTGAGGAGAAGTACGATGAAATGGTCGTCATGCGTCATCACACTGCTTGGACTCTATGTCCTCATCATCTCTTGCCTGTGCTACTCGACATATCAGTCGGTTATGTCCCTAATGGAGGTGTTGTCGGTCTATCCAAACTTGCGCGTATCGCGGAAATGCACCTCACAGGTCCCATACTTCAGGAGACAGCGACGAACGGGATCGCTGACGACCTAATAAACAGAATATCACCTCCACCTCTAGGAGCAGGTGTCGTCATAGAAGGAGAACACCTATGCATGAAGATGAGAGGTTTGAGGACAAGCGGCAAGGTGACGACGTCAGCCATGAGGGGCAGCTTGTTGAACAAGCCGGAGACCAGGGCAGAGTTCCTAGCCCTCGTACGCAACTCACCAAGCAGGTAGACCTCATACGTGAGCTTGCACGTGAAGGCGTCTTCCTGGATGGGGACGGATGGAGTCGTATAGACATCCACCTCACACCGAAGGCAGGTCTACTTGTAGAAGCGAAAGCGACAGCCATTGCTTTAGCGAAGCGTCAAGCAGTTAGAGTCTATATCACGGACCTGCATCAACAGACAGGCGAAGTGGTGTGGTGTGACCAGGAATACGTGTCGTTAGACTACGGAGGCACGTACAACGTATGGAAGAGAGCGGAACTAGGCCTACTATGACGCTGCCGACGCGGGAGGAAATCGCCGAGATCGTGGCGAAGGTGTTTACTACGTTACGTCTCGAACCTCAAGGGCGTTGGGATGCGGATGTCGTAGAGTTTGAAACGAAGTCCGCGTCGTTTGAGGAGTTAAGCGGCTGGATCGCCGACGCCCTCCGCGCCGACCTGCAAACGCTCAAGCTGGAAGCGAATGCCTTGCTGACCGCGCGAACAGAATTGAAGAAGAGAGTCACGGACGTTGATTCTCTCTACGACGCCACTTTCAAAAATCTTGAGCAAGTTCGCGCTGACTTGCACGCGTGTGCGGAGGCGCTGACACGAGTACAGACGTTCCTTGATCGTGTAGCCTTCAAGCGCGCATCATTTGAGCAGCTTGACGAAGAATACAAGGCGCTCAGCGTCGCCCTCGCCCGCCCCGGTGTGAGGGACGCCCTGAAGTGATTGACTGCGGCTGTCACCCAGCCAATAAGTGGGGTGCTAACCACGTAGGAGGAGACGGACCATCACCTAGTCAAATCATGCTAATAGGGGAGGGACCAGGAGCCGATGAAGACCAAGCAGGCACACCTTTCGTTGGAGGCGCAGGGAGAATACTTGGAAGGTGGCTTTATGAAGCTGGAGTCTTTCGGGGCGAAGTGCGAGTTGACAACGTCTTCAGTCACCGCCCGCCTGGAAACGAGCTTGCAACTGCTAAACCCGATTACTATTCAGCACACGCCGCCCTTGACCAACGAATCAATATTGTTAATCCTCGAGTCATTGTTGCACTCGGTGAGACAGCGCTTAACTTCTTCGGCCACAGCGGAATCACCAACTGGCGTGGTTCGTGCTTTGAGTGGAAAGGACGGAGAGTAGTTGCAACATTGCACCCAGCCTTCATTATGCGTCAGCAAGGCATGTGGCGCTTCTGCGTCGAGGACATGCGCTTCGCTCTGCGACACGCAGCAACACACTCCATGCCAAAGCCTACGTACACAATCAACCCTTCTCCACAATGGTTAGAAGAGTGGTGCAGGGAGATCCCCCCTGAGGAGGAGGTGAGTCTTGACCTTGAAACCACTATGGACATGGGCACCATCACTCAAGTTTCCCTTGCGTGGCGTCCTCACGAAGCGGTTTGCTTTGACATGGAAGAAGAGTACCTCACAACCCTACTGCGACTGCTCCACAGGCCAATTCGTTGGGTGGGTCAGAACATTATCATGTTCGATTCTTTGCGTCTCGCTGAGTTGGGAGCACCACTCATTACGGTGTTTGCCGATCTCATGCTCGCTCACCACTTACTGGAATCGCCGGCACCTCATGACCTTGGGTTTATCAACGGCTGCCTTGTGCGTGATCCTTTCTACAAGAACGAGATCGTTAGTAATCGACATGTATACGCCTGTAAAGACGCCGACGTCACTCTTCGGTGCTGGCACGTCGCTAAACAACGTCTACAGACGGAGGGAATGCGGGATCTATTTCAGGTTGTGATGAAAGTAGCCCACTACGTACGTGCCATGCACCTACGGGGAGTCCCC